TCTAGCAGTGGTTCGTGTCCGCTTGCACGTCCGCCAAAGGTCTTCAGTCTAGCCCCTGCTGGTCGTACCCTGCTCATGTCCCACGTAGGTATCTTACCAGCATACAGCATAGCTATCAGCTCACGGAAGGCAGAGGCCCAGCCTATCTTGCTGTCACTAACAACAATAACACTGTCAGTCTTGTGGAAGGTCTCTGCAACCTCTGGCAGCTTGGTGATGAAGTTACGTTCTACGCTGAAGCCTACGCCTGTGCCGCACATCAATACGTACATCAGCTCATCAAAGCTACGTGGTGAGTCAATGGCTAAGTAACTACAATTAAATCCTGCTACGTTGTCCTTGGCCAGAGCATCTCCTGCTGTCATCATACAGCGCATGCTAGGCATGACTTCCATGTTATGTATTGCATCAAACATCTTAGCACTGGTCTTCTGGTCTAGCTGGCCTCTGTCAACCCAGAAGGCTACATAGCGGTTCACTGTCTCTGCCCATGTCTCTCTACGCTTCTGCTCAGGTAGCCACCGTGCGTAGCGGCTCTTGTGTATAAACTGTTGGTACTGATCCATTATTCTTCCTCATCTAGTGGTATGTGATAGGAGCATGCTTTTAAGAAGTAATCAAACTGCTCTCTCATGTCATGTACTGTTTGACCGTCACTATATATCGTATAGACTATCTTGACTGCTGGAGATATTCTCTCTGCTTCTCCGAACTCAGGGTAGTGTATAAACTCAAACACTGGTTGTCTGTCCACTAGCTGTTCTCCTCTGTTACCATTGCAGTTAGCTTCTGTAAGTACCAGCCAGCTTTCTGTAGGTCTTCTACCTGCTTGCCTTTGTAGTCATAGCGCCACAAATACTTCATGCAGTTGCCCTTGAGGTAGCCCTTGAAAGCCACTGAAGACATAGACTCTTCTATAGCTTCAATACACTCTATGTTGCCAGTGTTGTAGTGTGTGGGCTTGTTTACGTTGTCCATGATCTGTTCAGCTTCCTCATGTGCTGCCTTCATCCACGCTTCCAACCCTGTCTTTTTCTCTATTGCTGGGTGTTGCTTGCGTACTCTATCCCAGTCTGCTGGTGTTGCGTCATTGAGTCTCATGTCTAAAATCCTCTTGTAACTGTTCTAATTTATCGTTGGCCTTGTCGCTAAAGGCATCTACTAACTCTTCTGAGCTTATGTCTAATATCTCTATGAGTGTTAGTTCGTCCAGTAGCTTCAGCTTATCCAGTAAATCGTAATAGGTTAGAGCCATCCTCTTCTCCGTACTTCTGTCTTAGATAGTTTATACTGACTGGTAGTTCATCACAACCGCCGTTGGCTACCTCGTTCAACATCCATATACCAGCCCAGCTTCCGTTAGTCTGGGGAGTTAAGTAGTCTTCATCATGCTGGTAGAATATACCTGAAAACAGTCCTAGTAGATTTGTGCCGTCTGCTTTACGGGCATAGGCTATGTCTCTATCTTGTACATGGCCCATCACACAGCTCATATACTTCTTAGCCAGCATTAACTTAGCAGAGCTAACTGGCCTGCCCATAACACCTGAAGTAAAGTAGTGGCAGTAGGCGATGTCATCAATGACAATAGGTTCCAAAAATGGTACAACTTCAAAGCCCATCTCCTCTAACATAAAGTCTTCATACTTCATTAGTCCGTCTAGCTTGGGGTCTGCCTCAATAGCTCTCTCAATGCGGTGCTCGTGATTGCCAAGAGTGAACACTAGGCGAGGGTTCCATTGCTTCCACTTGTTGCGCTTCAGTCTTTCCTGTTCACGCTGTATAGGCTCTAGGAATGTACGCATAGCGTCAATGCCTGCGTTGATGTCGTTGATGTAGCGTCTACCTTCAAAGGACTTCTTACCTACGTCATAGCTGCTGAGACTAGCCATGTCCCAGTGGTCGCCTATGTGGATGATAACGTAAGGCTTCTTCTCTGCTGCGTACTCTCCAGCCCATCGTAGATGCTCTGCCTTATCACCAGGTTTTACTTGTGTGTCTGGTATAACTAGATGCTTAGTCATTTTAAAACTCCTCTGCTAGATACCATGTAACACACTTTCTGTTGCATGAACTACATACACGAGCCAGTCCTTGTTTAGCTAATCCTAGGTTTTTTAAGTCAGGAAGTCTTCGGCTAAATATCTGACGTTGTTGATGCATATCTCCCTCAGACAAATCAGCCAGTTCTCTACTTGTCAGTCCTTGATTATCAACTAAAATGTCATACACCATTGCTCTTTGTGTGTCCATAGCACCAGAACTAAACATCTGCTGTGCTGCTAGCTTACTTGTTTCTGGATCAGTGGGTCTATAAAACATCTCTACTTGATTCATTTCTTTCGCCTCTTACGCTCTGCGTTAGTCTTTGCAGTATGGCACTTGTGACACAGTACCTGATACCCTTCAGCTTCGATGAACATCCTCTCAATGTAGGTGTTCCAATCAATAAAGCCTACTTCTGGGTCTACTACTGGGTCTATGTGATCTACTGCTGCGTTGTTGCGTCTGCGTTTCTTTCCTTCTAGCGGTGGTAGAGTAGCTGGAGAGCCTTTGCCACACTTGGCACACTTGTACATCCCTCTAGCTACCCTAGCCGCTGACTTGACATCGTGCTTTACACCCCACTTAGCGTGAGCTTGTCTGAGTGCAGAGACGATAAAGGAGCGGAAACGCGCTTCTGTCCATCTTCCGTTATTCCTTGGTTTCATTGAAACTCCATACCTCACCTTCGTACCTACGTAGCCAGAGCATCCTACCATTCTCTATTACTCTGTCTTCGTCTCCATCGTACATTTCTACGCACTTGTCGTAGAGTTCCTGCTCAGTAACACAGTCCTTCAGAATCTTCTCTGACTTCTTCTCGCCAATACCTTTGATGCCTATGATGTTGTCAATCCTGTCACCCATCAGTATCTGGCGGTAGAAAAAGCGTAAGCCGTCCTCTGGCTTAACATAGTATTTACTCTTCTTAACAAAGTTATAATGCCAACCTGGAATCTGGTCAAAGTCCTTGTCTAGAGAAACCATGATGGCTTTATCACCGTGTAGTGTACCTGCTATGGCTATGGCATCGTCTGCCTCTTCTCCTTCAGTAACCACAGCAGCCCACTTGTCGATAAGGTGTTGGCGTAGTGCCTGTATATGCACGGGCTTTGCCTTATCTTTACGGTTTCCTTTGTACTCAGCAGTAACGGCATATTCCTTGCGGAAGTTTCCTTTGCCAGTGAGATACAGAACATAGTAGTCTGTTTCTTCGTCTACGTTGAGCTGCAACAGAATGTCTGAGACAAAGCCATCGATGGTGCTGATGGCCGTCTTCTCAGATTCTTCGTTGCATGACCAGCCTACACGATAGACTAGAATGTCTGCATCAATTAATATCACAGGGCTTCTTCCATATCTACTTCGACAAACTCTTCCTTGCCGCCATAGGGGATTAAGTCAGTGACTACTAGCTTGAACAGCTTAGGACTACGACCTGCCTGACCCGCTGGAGACTTCCAGTCGTAGTAGGACAGTACAGCCTTAGCTTTAGAGCCATTACCTATTAGGATGCCTGTAATCTCTTTACCGTCAGTGTCGTACACGCGGATAGGATGATTAGACTTTACAGTTACAAAGTCGCCTTGTCCTTCCTTGTTTCGGATACTCAAGCCCATCATCTCCAGAGCTTCTACTGCTGCTGAGGATAGCTGTGCTAGGTCTACTTGGTACTTACCTGACATGCGGTTTACCTCTTGTAGGCTAGACCACATCATCTCTGCGTTTACTGTTACTGGTTTTGCTTCACTCATAATATCACCTTTGATTGAATTGTTGCGTTTAAGTGCTGTTTTAGATCACAACTGATCTATGTATATTATACCATATTTCGTACACATTTGTCAATGCGTCTCTGCCCAGTTATTACCTACGTTGTATTCAGCATCAAGAGGGCAGCGCAGGTCTAACACTTCTCCTGCTTTCTTGATGGCTCGTACTGCTGCTTTGCCTACTACATCAGCAAAATTCTCTGGTACTTCTATCTGAAACTCGTCATGCACGTTAGCTACTAGCTTGTACGGAATAGCGTACGTGTCTAGTGACTCTACCATCAACACCAGTGCCTGCTTCATAACTATAGCGCCTGCACCCTGTAGCAGTGTGTTTAGTGCTGCATGCTCTGACCTGACCCGTAAGCGCCTACCGTCCAGACCTGGAAGTGTACCGCCTGCTGAGAACTTAGATACACGCTCTCGTAGCCTAGCCAGTGCTGGTGTGTTGCGTAGGAAGGAATCTGTAAGCTGTTGTCCTTCTTTGTAGCCACCTCCTACTATCTGACCTATCTTAGCTGGGCCAGCACCGTACAGGAAGGCATAGATGAAGGTCTTGGCTTGGTTGCGGTCAGTGAGTCCTGCTGCCTTCATATTAGATGTGTGGATGTCACCGCTAAGTATCTCGTTGGTGTAGTTCTCGTCACGCATGTAATGTGCAAGCATACGCAGCTCTAAGCCGCTGGCATCACAGCCTACTAGCTTGTGGTGCTCAGGCACAGTCCAGAATGATCTACACTCTCTACCATACGGTGCAGACACAGAAGGTACTTGTGCCAGATTAGGGCTGTGGTGCGTCATACGGCCTGTTACAGCGCCATTGGTGATAACCCTACCATGTACCCTGCCGTCCTTCTCGTGAGTTAACCAAGAGTCTATCTGTGCTGCTCTCTTCTGTAGCATCAGGTACTCGTAGATCATCTTAGCTTCAGGGATGTCGATGCCTTCCAGCACCTTCTCATTAACAATGATAGCTCCCTTCTCAGTCTGTAACTTAAACTTAACACCTACACCTTCTAGCCTCTCTGCAATCTGCTTACGAGAGCCTACGTTAAACTCAGTCACCTTGTCCTTCAGTCTCTTGCCTGTCTTCTCGCTCCAGCGTTCCTCCACTATAGGTGGAAACACTTTCTGTAGCTCCGCTGTTATCGTCCTCATCTTGTGAGTTATGTCTTGCCAGAGTGTAGTAGCTGCTTCTACGTTGAGCATGAAGCCGTTGCGCTCCTGTTGAGCCGTAATGATGTACACCTTCTCTTCTAAATCTACGCACTGCGGTTTAAACTCCTCTAGATTCAGTGTGTTTGTTAAATGTTTGTACAGTCTTGTGGTGAGTGCTACATCCTGCCTGCAATACTCCACCATCTCATCAGACAGTCCACCGTCATAGTCGTGGAAGTCTATCTTGTGGTCTCCAAAGCGTTTTCCCCAAGAGTCTAGACTGTGTCCACCCTCCAGAGACGGATTCCAAAGCCTGCTCAGCACTAGCGTATCCTTTAGCTTCTCTGTAGGTATCTGTAGTGACCACTGCTTCTCTAGCACTGGCGCATCAAAGCCTATGATGTTGTGACCAATAACGCCTTCTGAGTCACGAAGCAGAGGCTCCAGAGTCTCAGCAGAGTAGTGCTCTAGCATCTCACCAGTCTCAACGTTCTGAGTTACTGCTATCCAGATAGTGTCGTGGCTGGTGTTGGTTTCTATATCCAGCGTAATCAACATAATACTGCCTCGCTGCGTTTGCTTTATTACTGTGTTTGTCGAAAGGGTTTAGTCTGCTCAGTTCAGCCTTACTCTCCTGAACTGTCATTACCCAAGTTCCAATCTTGCTCATATTCTTGGCTCTCCAATACTGTGTCAGATTCACTTCTCAGATCATCTCTGTCAATGGTAGCAATGTCATCCTCAGTGTAAAAGAAGCAGTCATTGCACAAATCTAAAAACTCTCCTGTCTCAGCAGATTTCCTTGTAGACTCAAAGTCCGATAAATTCTTGTTACACGCTACACATCTCATTACAGCCCCTCCTCCTTAACTTCAACCATTCTACCTGTTTTCTGGTCAAATAACAACCCTCCAGCTGGCCCTGTAGTACCACAGAAGCGGTTCTTCAGCACTCTGACATTGGTTGTATTCCTCTCTATTGGGTCTTCAGCCTGACCATTCCTCTCTAGTCCTATCACCATGTCTGAGAGCTGTGCAATGGAAGCAGAGCCTCTGAGCTGTGACAGACTACTAGCAGCGCCTTCCTCGTGGCCTTTACCGTCTGGTCTTTTCAGGTGACTCACCATAAACAGTGTGATACCAGTCTCTTGAACCAACATTCGCAGCTTGGTGCAGATTTCATCCAGCGCCTTCCTCTCGTCACCGTTGCTCTGTGCAGATACAACAATACTAACGTGGTCTAGGAACAGGAACTTGGTGTCCAGCGCCTTAGCCATGTAGCGACAGCGAGCTATGATGTTGTCTATGCTGGTAGAACCGAAGTGGTCGAACATAAACAGTCTCTGAGTGCCCATGGTAGCCTCAAAAGCCTCCCAGCGTTCCTCCTCAGTGCTTTCAATATCAGGTAGGTGCAAGGGCTTGTTAGCCGCCAGTGACATTAGAGACAGTGCAGTCTTACGTGCGTTCTCTTCTAGGAATAGTAAGCCTATGTTCTCCTCAGAGTGTTTCAGGATGTGCCACACTATCTCTCTGACAAACTGTGACTTGCCTAGTCCAGAGCCTGCTGTGATGGTGACTAGCTCTGCCTCTCTGATACCGTAGGTTAGCTTGTTCAGGCTCTCCCAAGGGTACATTACAGCAGACTTCTCTACTGGCCTGTTCACTTCATCCCAGAGACTAGCGCCATTGATGATACCATCAGGTACAAACTTCTCTGCTCCCCAGAAGGCAGCAATGTAGGCTTTGGAGTCATTAGCGGCTAGGTAGTCGCAAGCATCCTTGTACTCTGGTGGGTTCTTCATAATGGCTGACTTACCACCAAACAGCTCTGCAATCTCTCTCGCAGCCTTCTGCCCAGGTTCGTCAGAGTCCATAGAGATGACAATGGCATCGAAGCTGTCTAGCCACTCGTAGGCTGCCTTACAGTCCTTCAGAGCGCCACTAGCGCCATTACAGACTGATACTACTGGGTACTTGCTCCCTTGCATCTGGTAGCTTGCAGCAGCGTCAAACTCTCCCTCAGTGATGGTGACATACTTGGCAGAGCCAGCAGAGAACAAATGCTGACCGAATAGACCAACGCCTTTCCAGTCTCCTACAATGCTGTGTTGCTTGTCTGGTAGACGTATCTTAGCCGCAATAGGCACTAAAGCATTCTCAGGGTTGTGATAGCTGAAATAAGTCCTGTCTGGAGTCTCTAGGATGCCGTAATGCTTCGCTGTGGCGGTGGTGAGTCCTCTGGATACTATGCTCTGGTACTTACCCGTGGTTAGCATATTCTCTACAGCACTAAAGCTGGGCTTTGGTGTAGGCTGATCGTCCTGCGGTATCTCTACAGGTTGATAGCCTCCCTCAGTCTTCGTGTATGTCCCGCAGCTATGGCAATAGGTGCTATTCTTATTCACCTGTAGCGCATCGCTGCTGCCACAGTCTGGACAGGGTTGATGGGTTGCTACACTCATTATTGATCCCTCTCTTTTAACACATACTTCTTAATAAACTGGGAAGGATTTTTATAGCGATACCAAGTTCCCTTTCCCTGTACTCTCCATTTTCGAGTACGTGGCGCTATAATAAACTTATTAGCAACTATAAAAAGCCCTACTCCATGATGTAAGTCTATTTCAAAATCCCTATCAACTTCGACAAAACGCATAGCCTCCTTTATTATCTCTGCGTGTCTAGCGTCACTGTTACTATACTGCAACTTGTTATAGTTGCGTAGTTCACAAGCAGCAGAAGCTTCTTCAGCCACTGCCAGTTTTTCAGTTAAATCCTCTAAAAGACTAGATTTATTCTCCTCATTCTTTAAAAAGCTGCTCATTCAAAAATCTCCTCATAAACTCTGCCAAAGCTGATTAGGCAAAGTGGTAGATGTAGGATAACGCCCTGAAAAGGCATTACTTCTATGCTCTCTTTGCTGACATTGTATATCCACACTGGCCTACTGTCTGGAAACTCCAGATCAAAACCTACGCCCAGTCTATATTCTATTGTTAAGTTGCGTCCTAAGATAACCATGCTGATTTACTCTCTAAGTGTTTAGCTATTACTCTTATCCTGCGCTTACATATTGGGCAGGGTTTAGTCCAGTCTGTCTGCTCTGGATGCTTGCAATACGCCGTCCTCTCTTCTGGTATATTGTAGCTACCCTTCACTCTAACAGGTTTTCCCTCTAACACCAAGCGATCTCTACTAGTTAGAATCATTATCGCCTCCTCTACTGAATATCATATCATACTCTGCACTCTCTGATATAAACTGCACAATCACTGCTGGGTGTACTTTGTAGAAATTTGCAGCCTCCTTCAGTGAGAACACGCCATTATTAATATCTGCGGCAGCTTTAAACACTGCCTGTACTTCAGGGTTCATTGTACCCTTTAACATATATT